AGCCCCAAAACAGCCCAAGAGCAGAGTGCTCGCCTGTTATCAAATGTTATGGTTCAAAATCGTCTTGCCCAGCTGCAGGCCGAGCAAAGCCGTCGGACCGGCGTATCTGCTGATCGTGTCGTGCGGGAACTTGCCAAGATTGCTTTTGCAAACGCCAGCGACCTGATCGACCCGGAGACAGCTTCCGTGAAGCTGGATGCTTCCCGGGATGATCTGGCCGCAATCCAGTCCATTAAGGTCAAGAGCTTTGGCGAGGACGGTTTGGAACACGAGGTCAAACTTGCAGATAAGCTCCGAGCCCTTGACCTGTTGGGCAAGCATCTGGGTATGTACAAAGACGCATCCGAAAAAGAAAATGCCGCTGCTCAAAATAACGACATACAGACCCTTGCGGATCTGCTGCAACGGCCTGTTCCAAACCGCGATATCAAGGACTTTGAAGAATGAACATTCCGGCTCCATTTTCTGAAAACCAGATGCGGTTCTTCTGGGGCTGCTTTGACCACTGGTTCAACGTTGCAGAGGGCGGTAAACGTGGTGGTAAGAACGTGCTTATCACGATGGCGTATTGCACCATTCTTGAAAAGCATCCGAGCCGCATCCACTTGATCGCGGGCGTATCCACTGCGACGGCCCGGCTGAACATTCTGGACTGTGACGGCTTCGGCCTGAAAAACTATTTTGAGGGCCGCTGCCGTGAGGGCACCTACCAGAACCGCGACTGTCTGTACATCCAGACTGCCACCGGCGAAAAGGTGGTGCTGGTGTCTGGTGGTGGCAAAGCCGGTGACGAAAAGCTGATCAAGGGCAACACCTACGGCACCGCGTACATCACCGAAGCCAATGAATGCAGCGAAACTTTCATCAAGGAAGTATTCGACCGTACCCTGTCCAGCCCGGACAGAAAGGTCTTTCATGATCTGAACCCCAAGGCGGAGGGGCACTGGTACTACAAGACCGTGCTGGACTTCCACGAAGCAAAGCAGCGCGAAAATCCCGCCTACGGCCTGAACTATGGACACTTCACCATTGCGGACAACATGAGCATCTCGGACGAGCAGCTCCGGGCCGTGCTTGCCACCTATGACCGCAAAAGTATCTGGTACGCCCGTGACATTCTGGGCCAGCGCAAAGCCGCAGAAGGGCTGATCTACGATATGTTTGACTTCAAGGCCAATGTCTACACCGTTCCGCCTGTTGCAATGCGGGCCGTTTCCACACGCACAATTGCGGTAGACTACGGAACCTTGAACCCAACCTGTTTTCTCTCGATCTTTGACGACGGTGAAACTGTCCGTGTTGACCGGGAATACCGATGGGATGGCCGCAAGGAACGCCGCCAGAAAACCGATGAAGAATATGCCGACGACTTCATGGCCTTTATGGGAGATAACCCCTGTGCGGCCTATGTGGACCCGTCGGCGGCATCTTTCATCACCGCACTACGCCAGCGCGGCGTCTATGTCATGGAAGCCAACAACGATGTACTGAACGGCATCCGCCGGTGCAGCACCCTGATCTCCAAGCGCCGCCTTCTGGTAAACAAAGCCTGCACCGGTCTGTTGGACGAGTTTGGCCTTTACCGCTGGGACGATAAGGCTGCACTGCTGGGCGTGGAGAAACCCGTAAAGGAGAACGACCACGCAATGGATGCCCTGCGCTATTTTGTAAATTCCCTGCCTGATTGGAGGTTTGAGCATGTCCAGGCGTAACAAGAACCGCCCCGCCGGGGGCACACAACCGAATACCCTGACACTGGATGCTTTCTCCAACCCGCTGTTCCGGCTGGGCTATGGCAGCCAGAGCCCGCTGGAAGCCACCAGCTATCCGCTCACCCGAATGACCGGCAACTATGCGCTGCTCAACAGCCTCTACCGTGAAAACTGGGTCGTGCAGAATGTTGTTGGCCTGATGGTGGACGATATGCTGCGGGAATGGTACGAACTCAAGGACGCTGCGCCCGATCAGCTGAAAGCTCTGCATCGTGCTGAGCAGCGCGCCGGTCTGCGCAGATGTATTTCCACCGGCCTGAAATGGGGTCGCCTGTATGGCGGTGCCGCCGGGCTGATCCTGATCGCCGGGCAGACCGACCTTTCCCAACCGCTGGACCCCGACAGCATCCAGCCCGGCAGTTTCCGGGGCCTGTACATCCTTGACCGCTGGCAGGGTATCTCACCGGAACCGGGCCTGACCTTTGAGGGTGGCGAGGTGGTGCCTGCGTTCTATTCCATCAACGATGCCGCCGGGCATATCGTCACCCGGGTGCATCACTCCCGCGTCGTCCGGTTCATTGGCAGAGAACTGCCGGAACTGGAACGGCAGGCGGAGCTTTACTGGGGCGAATCCGAGGTGGAAGCCCTGTACAAGGATGTTGTGGCCCACGATAATGTTTCGGCCAACATGGCAGCGCTAACCTTTCAGGCCAACATCAACACCATGGAGGTCAAGGGTCTGGAACAGCTGCTTTCCCTTTCCAGCCCGGATGTGCAGCGGCGCTTCTGGAACACCATGCAGGCCCAGAGTGTGCTGCGCTCCAACTTTGGTGTACAGCTGGTGGAACAGGGCAACAAGATCAACAATACACAGTACACCTTCACCGGCCTGCAGGAAGTGTACGAGAGCATGTGCCTGAACCTGTGCGGCGCATCCCACTACCCTATGACGAAGCTGTTCGGACGCTCTCCTGCCGGCATGAACGCCACCGGCGAAAGCGATTTGAAGAACTACTACGACTATGTGGATACCCTGCGGGAAAGCAGACTGCGCCCGGTTCTGGAAAAGCTGCTGCCTGTTCTGGCCCGTTCCGCAGGCATCCAGCTGGAAGATGAGGCCCTCAGCTCCCCGCCGCTGTGGACACCAACCGCAAAAGAGACCGCCGACATTGCCAAAATCAAGGCTGACAGCATCGTTAGTGCGTTTCAGTCCGGCTTGCTGGATGTGCCCGCTGCACAGCAGGAGCTGCGCCGCCTGAGCGATGAGACCGGCATGTTCGGCAGTATCACCGATGAAGCCATTGCCGCTAATGCGGGCAAGACTTATCAGGACGTGACCGCCATGCGCGACCCGCTGGCGGGGCTGACAGAAAATCTGACCGGAATGGAGGTTCCTACTGCGGACACCTCGGTATTCGATTTCAACTCCCGCCACGACCCCTCCGACGGACGCTTTACAAGCGGCGGCGGGAGCGGTAAAATAGAGAAAACCAAGTACGCACCGTCTCCGCAGAGGAGCGAGAGCAAAATTCAGCTCAAGCCCAAGACCTATGCAAGGCTCACCGGTGTGTTGAACACGCAGTACCCGGGGCTTCTGGCTGGTGAAAAGGTCATTATTCGGGATGCCAATTATCAGTACCACGTTACTGCAGATGGCTTTGGTGGACTGAGCGTTGAACGGCGCATTCCAATCACGAACAGGAGGAAAAAATGAGCAAGCAGGAATCTGTATGGGTGCAGTATGTTCGTGAGCACTATGAACCTGCCTCTGATGTCGAGATGTCCTATGAGGACGAAAATAATTTGCTTTGGCTTTTGAATGCACCGGCAGGATATCAGGTTGAGGACGAGATGCTTGAGTATGCACAAAAGCACCCGGATGCAAGCATGAAAGAACTTATCGAATACTTCGATGAAGTTGCCCCGGACGGGCTTACTCCGGGCGACGATGGGCTAGACCTTGAGGAGAATTGACCTATGGCCAAGGATGATTACTTTGTTCTTGCATATCGCATTCTTTCATATCTCTACGCCTGCTTCAAAGCTGGCGAACGGCCTGATATGGACTGCATTTCAGCGGATGTTCTTCATATCCCCGTGGGGTACTGGTTCAACATCATGCGCAGCCTGACAGAAGAAGGCTATATTGTAGGGCTTGTTTTCCCTGCGTCGATCGGCTCCGCTGTCAGCGTCAAAGTCATTGACCTTCGCATTACGCAGAAAGGCATTGAGTTTTTGCAGGAAAACAGCATGATGAAAAAGGCCGCTGCTTTCCTCAAAACGATCAAGGAAACAGTGCCCTGCATTTAATTTAACAGTACAAGCGTCAGACGAAAGTCCGGCGCTTTTCTTTTGCCCATTTTCAGGAGGAAGCCTATGCCCACCCTTGCCCGTGCATCCCCTGACCGGGAACTGGAACGGCTCATCCGGCTGTACCTGCGTGCCGAAACAGATATCATCAACGAGATCGGCCGTCTGCGCAGTCAAGGCCTTGTGGATTATCACGCTGTGGCTGCTCTGGAACGGGTGCAGGCCATTCTCCGCCAGCTTGAAACGCAGGACTGGGAGTATGTACCGCGCCTTGTGGAAGCGCAGTTCTATGTGCGCCGCCCGGATGCCAGAGCTGTGCCCGGCGAGACGGTAGAAAAGCATCGGGCCGGGTATCTCAATGCTAAGACCCTCACCAGCACCCAGACGGACATTGTGCAGCGGCTGACCATGAACCTCATGGGCCAGCTGACCGATGCCCACAGCACTGTGCTGGCAGGCCTGCAGAGTGCCCTGCTGGGCCGCACGGAACCGGACATTTACCGGCGCGTTGGGCTGGAACAGGTAGCCGAACAGCAGGCTGCAGGGCGTGGCATCAACCAGAGCGTGCCCGCCTTTGTGGACGCTCTGCGCCGGGAAGGCGTGACAGCCTTCACTGACAAAGCAGGCCGGAACTGGAGCCTGCACACCTATGCAACAATGGTCTCCCGCTCCACCTCGCGGCAGGCAGAGATCTTGTCTGTGATAACCGCTGACCCGGAACAGGATCTATACCAGATCAGCGCCCACGGCACCACCTGTGCCCTGTGCGCTCCCTACGAGGGCCGGGTGTACAGCCGCAGCGGAAAAGACCCGGACTTCCCGCCGCTTTCAGACGCCTTCGGCAAGATGGACCCCGCTGGGCCGGATGATCTTTCCAACAGCTGGCTGAACATCCACCCCAACTGCCTGCACAGTCTCCGCCCGTGGACACCGGCAGGACGAACGCCGGAAGAGCTTGAGCGTATCAGGCGCTTTTCCAGCCCCAAGACGAACCCCTACAGCCGCGACCCGCGCACCGAAGCACAGATCAAAGCCTACCGCGACAAAGAACAGGGCCGTGCCAAGTGGCTTGCTCAGTACCGGCAGTGGGAACGCTACCGCACCGCCCTGGGCGACGAGGTACCCAAGACCTTTGCCACCTTCCAGCGGCACAAGCTGGCCGGGGATGAAAAATATCAGGGCTGGGTGAGCGCTTACCGTGACCGCCAAACCTGAAACGAACACGATGCAGACAGCACCGTGTTTTTTTATACCCATTTTTCGGAGGTGATGCCCCTTGATTGCCTATTACGGCAGTAAAATCAGCGAACACATGACCAAGACCCCGGAGGGCTTCCTCATCTGCCATGACGTGCCCATTGCGCGCATCGGCCAGCAGGAATACTTTGCCGGGGAACTGGGCCTTGACGGCGATCCTGACCGCCTTGTGCAGGTGCAGCGCCGCCCTGAAGATGTGTTCGACCCGGCAGCAGTTGCCAGTTTCGAGGGTAAGGATGTAACCCAGAATCATCCTCCTGAACGCCTGATGCCGGAAAATCACGCCCTTTACGCCAAGGGCCACGCAGAGAATGTTCACCGGGAGGGCGATTATCTTGTCGCTGACCTTCACCTGAAGGATCCCGGCCTGATCTCTGATGTGGAAAACGGCGTGACGCGGGAGGTGTCCTGCGGCTACCGGTGCTGCTACACGCCGGATGGCACGGGATACCGCCAGACTAATATCCGAGGAAACCATGTTGCGATCGTGCCCAGAGGGCGCGCAGGGCATCTGGTTGCCATTCAGGACAGTGCCGCCGCACCGGCGGAGAAAGGAACTGCAATGAACGAATCCGAAAAGAACCCCGCCGCTGTTGTGACTGCCGCGCCGGAAGCCGCACCCGCATCTGCGCCGGAAGCTGAACCCGCAAAAGACGCACAGCCCCCTGTGGCCGAAACTGCCCCCGCAGAGGACAGTGTCCCGCCTGCACCGGCAGAAAAGCCCGCAGGCAACAGTATTGATGCCCAGCTGGATGCTATCCTGAACGCCGTGACCACGCTGGTAAAGGCGCTGTCGCAGAAGGCACAGGAGCCTGTACAGCCGCCCGCCGACGCTGACCCCGGCAAGGATGACGGCGTGGACGGCCTGCTGGCAGGCATCACCAAGGCCGCACAGGACAGCGCAGCACAGGCTGCCCACCGTTCCGGCCGCACCAGCTACGAAGCAGTCTGTGAAGAATCGCAGGCCGCGTATGACGCATTCAACCCGCACAAGCATAAGGAGGCTTGATCGTATGGCACTTTCTCAGCTCAATCCGCAGATCATCGGCGCGGAGATGGAGCACGGCTTTGCCGGTTCCTACGCACGCCAGCCCGACATGATCGTTGTAACTCGCCCTGTGGGCGAAAAAGAGCCCCTGCCCTTCGGCATGGCTCTGATGTATGATGCAAATGGTGCCGTTGTCCTGATGCAGGGCTCCGGCGTTACCGCAGACAGGTTTGCGGGCGTGGCAGGCCGCGAGATGCGCTCTGCCCTGTCTTACACTGACCAGAACACCGGCACATACACCACCGGCGATGCTGGCAGCGTGTTCCAGCGCGGCAGCATCAACGTGCTGTGCCAGAAGGGCACCCCGAAGCGCGGCGGCGCAGTGTACGTGCGCATCATCAAGAACACTTCGCTCCCCAATGCTGTCGTGGGCGGCTTTGAGGCCGAGGCAGACAGCACCAGCGCCAACACCGTAAAGCTGACCGGTTGCCAGTGGGGCGGCTCTGCAGACGCAAACGGCGTGGCCGAGCTGGTCATTCTCACCCGTCAGAACGTGTAACAGGAGGAACAGAATATGGCAGATTTCCAGAATGTCGGCAATTTCGATGCCGGTGTGTTTACCCCGAAGCTGGGCGGTGTTGCGCCGTCCGGCTCTTCTTTTACCATGGACGCAGCAGGCATTGCGTCTGGTGGCGCATTCCTGACCAGTGAGCTGGAAAAGCGTGACCCGCTGATCCGCAAGCCCCTCACCAGCGTCACCTATGCCCGCGATATCCCCATCCAGACCGGCGGCGGCTGGGTGGACTACGTCACCGCCATGAACGTGGCCTACGGCATCACCGGCGGCTCCGGCTCCGGTGCTGTGGGTGCAGGCGGTGCCAACGGCACGCCCATCATTCAGGCCAACGTTGCCAAGGGCGCATACAAGGCGCACCTGTTCAGCGCGGCTCTGCGCGTGAACTTCGTGGACATGCAGCGCTCCAACCTCATCGGCCGCAGCCTTGATCAGCTGCTGCAGGACGGCATCCGCCTGACCTACGACAAGCACATGGATGCCAACGTCTACACCGGCTTCGAGGACTACGGCACCACCGGCCTGATGAACAACCCCAATGTCACCGAGACCACTGCTGCCAGCAATGGTGCGGACTCCTCCTCTACCAAGTGGAAGGATAAGACCCCGCAGCAGATCCTGAAGGACGTGAACGACCTGCTGAGCGCTGTGTGGGCTTCCTGCGAGTATGACACCGATGCCATCCCCAACCACATCCTGCTGCCTTATGAGCAGTACAACTACATCCTGACCACCATGGTGTCCGATCTGGCATCCGAGACCATCTACGACTTCCTGATGAAGAACAACGCCGCTGTCAAGAATGGTGGTGAGTTGTTCATCGGCGGCTGCCGCTGGTGTAAGGGCGCAGGTACCGGCAAGACCGACCGCATGGTGGGTTACGTGAACAAGCCCCGTTACATCAAGATGGACGAACTGGTGCCTATGAGCCGCATCATGACTGCTCCTAACGTGACCAATGTCTGCTATGATACTGCATACATGGCAAACATTTCCGAGGTGCAGCTGTTCTACCCCACCTCCATTCTGTACGTGGACGGCATCTGAGAAAGGAGAAGCATCATGTTCATCCTCGCAAAGCGCAACATCATCATTCCCAGCCCTGCACCCGGTGTTGCACCGGTCGTGCTGAAAAAGGATGGTTTTGCCACCGTCCCCGACTGGGCCGCGGAGACGGCCTATTTTAAGGCACTGGCGGCCGATGGTAAGATCGTTGCCACCGAACACCGCGATAAGGACATTCAGGCTGCAGCTGAAAAGCCGGTAAAGACCCGCAGGGCCAAGGCTGAGGAGAAGCCCGCAGAGCCTGCTGCGGCAGAGTAAGGAGAACGGCATGATCTACGGTGCACAGTTTGGTGGAGTCCGCCAGCAGGCGGCGAACCTCGGCGGCAGCGTCGGAAATTACACCGCTGAGCAGTTCAAGGAAGAATATCCGCAGTTCTGCAATGCCGACGGCAAGTGTCACCTGCCGGATGCTCTGCTGAATGAGATCGTGCGCATGGCCAATGTCAGCGTACAGCCGGACAAATGGCTGTACAGCTGGCACTACGCCGTGGGGCTGTATGTGGCACATTACGTGACCCTGCAGCTGCGCACCTTTGCTGAAAGCAGCGCAACGCCTGCGCAGGCTGCAGCTTCCGGTGCACTGGTGGGCGTGGTGAAATCCGCCACACTGGGCGACAGTTCTGTGACCTACGACACCTCCGCCCTGACCGCAGGCACTGAGGACTGGGGCGACCTGAATGCTACCACTTACGGCCAGATGCTGGCCAACCGCGCCCGGGTCATCGGGGCCTCGGGCAGTTATGTGATCTGAGGTGATGAAGGATGGACTGGACGGACTGGTACACCGACACGGCAGATGTGTTCCGCAATGAGAAAGTGACCGAGAACAGCCTGACCCACATGGAACGCAGGAAGGTGCTTTCCGGTGTTGCCTGCCGGGTCTATCAGACAAAGCCCAGCGGGCTGCAGATGAACCAGACTGCTGCCAGCATCACCCAGACCGATAAGCTGGCCTGCGGCATCGAAGTGGATATCAAGCCCGGAGATGAGCTGGTGATCCACAGAGGTGCAAAGCTGGGTTATACTGCGCCGGACGAGCGCTATTTTGCAGACACACCGGAGCGCTATTATGAACCCTTCGGTGCGGTCATGCCGGGGCTGGCCCATCAGGAGATCACACTGTTGAAGCAGGAGCGTGTGAAATGACGCTGGATGAATACATTCAAAAACTGGAAGCAGCTCAAAAAGTTCTGCCGGATATGATTTCTGTTGCCGCGAAGAACGCCACCATCCGCGCAGTGGAAGCCGCACAGGAAAAGACCCCGCCCACAGCAGACAGCCTGAGCGGCATCAACACCCGCACCGGTGAACTGAAGCAGCATTGGGCCACGGACAGCAAGATCATCCCGGAGCAGCAGGCCGGGCAGTATGTCACCGAGCTGAATAATAACAAAGAATATGCTTCTTTTGTGAATGACGGCCACCGGATGGACAAACATTTTGTGCCCGGCCTGTATGTGAACCCTGCTTCCGGCCTGCTGGAATATGACCCCAGCCGGAAAGATGAGGTGGGCATCATGGTGGGCACCCAAACGCAGTACGTGGAAGGCTTGCACATGACCGATGCTGCCCAGCAGGCTTACGAAGAAACGCTGCAGGCGGAACTGGAAAGAACCGGCAGAGAGCTGGAAAGGATTCTGAGATGAACTTTACCGTTACCACCATTGCACGTTCGCTGGCGGCACATCTCGCGCCTGTCCTGCCCGGCGTACAGATGCTGGAAGACCCTGCCCAGCAGGGTGTGGAACCGCCCTGCATGTTCCTGCAGCAGCGGTATTACAACATCAAACCGCACCCGGGTGGGCGCTGGCTGCGCACCATCGGCGTAGACCTGACCTATCTGCTGGATTACAACCTGCCCGACCTGCAGCAGCAGTACAGTGCCGCCGCAGAAACCTTAGACCTCTGCATGGAGGTGTTTCCCTATACCGATGGTACAGACACCGCCCTGCTGCGGGCCTATGACCGCAAGACAGACATTGATTCCGACGGTTTGCATTACAAATTCGAGCTGCGTATTTTTGTGGAAAAGCCCGAAGATGCTGTAAAGATGCAGACCCTGAGCATCGATCAGAAGGTGGATTATCCGGCTTACCTGCTGACCATCGGCACTCACGTTGAAGATAAGCTTCACCGCGAAGAACTGATCCACATGGTAAACCAGATCAAGCCTGCGAATATCGTGTTCGGAATGTATCTGTTCTGTGACCCCGTAGAAGCATATGCCTACATTGCCGCCGCACCCTGCGGCACAAGCATCCTTGCATCGGTGCGGATGCCTGAAATCAAAAAGGAGGACACGCAATGAGTTGGGAAACGCTGGCTTATACCGATGCCGGCATTGAGCTGCTGATGGATGCCGTATCGGGCAAGCAGCTCACGATTACGCAGGCTGTCGGAGGAAGCGGTCTTGCAAATGCCGCTGTGCTCCACGCGCAGACCGACGTCACCGGCGAGCGGCATGCGCTTGAGCTGCTGGGCATCAAGTCTGTTGAAGAAAACGGCAGCGCTGCCCGCCGCGTGAAGATTCGCATTACCGGCGCGGAGGATACCTACACCCTGCATCAGATTGCCCTCTTCGGGCGGCAGACCGGGGCGGCAGAAGATACGCTCCTGCTCCTCGTGCAGGATGACCGCGGTGTCGAGATCCCGGCGGCTTCCACCGATCAGGAGTTTGAGTTCGTTTTCACTGTGGTGATCGTGATCTCCCGGGATGCGGAGATCGTGATCAATCTGAGCGCTGAGATGCAGAGCTTGCAGCTGTTTGTCGAAGAGCGGATTCAGGAGCACGACCTGTCCCCGGAGTCTCACAAAGACTTGCGCATCGCCGCTGCAAAGATGCAGGCGGATATCGATATCCTTCAATTGAAGATCGCGACCGACGTAACGGCAAATCCGTTCTCCGTCACCTTTGAGTCGCTGGACGGCTTGACCGTGACAGGTGTGTGGAACGCCGATCTGTCAAGGATTGAATTTTGAGTAAGGAGGTGAATTTTTATGGCAAATGTAAGATTAGGCGCAAAGGCCGTTGGCAGCATCGTCAAAATCAAAGTCAACGGTGCGGCCAAAGATTTCATCATCGTGCATCAGGGCAAGCCGTCCAGCGTCTATGACGATAGCTGCAACGGTACTTGGCTGCTGATGAAAGACATCTACGAAAAACGCCAGTGGAATAGCTCGAACACTAACGACTACGCCAACAGCACCATCCACTCCTACCTGAACAGCACATTCCTAAACCTTCTCGAGCCGAACATCAAGAGAGCCATCAAGCAGGTAAAACTCCCGTACCGCAAAGGCAGCGGCTCGTCCGAGACCGTTACCAGCGGCTCGAACGGCCTGTCTGCGAAGATTTTCCTGCTCAGTGCGGCCGAAACGAGTTTCAGCCACGCCTATATGCCGAGCGGTGAAGGCACGGAGCTAGCCTATTTCAAGGGTTGTGCGGACGATAGCTCGGATTCTAAGCGTGTCGCATATTTCGGCCGCTTTGCCGACTTCTGGTGGCTCCGCTCTCCGAGCTGCAGCGGCTACTCCAACTACGCCCTGTACGTCGGCTCCGATGGCGGCTTGGACGACTACCTCTCCCCCAGCTCATACGGCATCCGCCCCGCTTTTGTATTGCCCTCTACTCTCTTGGTATCTGACGATGGCACGGTCTCGACTAACACCGCGCCCTCGACTCCGTGGAACATTTCCGTTCCTTCGTCCATCATGGGCGGCACGAACATTTCGATCTCGTGGGCAAAAAGCTCTGATGATGAGAGCAACCTGAGCGGCTACAAGGTAGAGCGTTCTACCAACGGCGGCTGGTCGTGGAGTCAGATTTATCAGGGTACGGCCACCAGCACCACGGACAACATCGCCTTCGGCACCACGTCCGTGATGTACCGCGTCAAGGCATACGACACCGAGGGCCTGGAGTCTGGCTGGCGCACCAGTTCGCTGGTAACGGTGGGCAACAACAACGCCCCGTCTGCGCCGCCATCCATCGCGGTGCCGAAGGATGTCAAGGGCGGCAGCACGCTGGTGATCTCGTGGACTGCGGCCAGTGACAGCGATGGCAACCTGAGCGGCTACATTCTGGAGCGCAGCACCGATGGTGGCTCCGCCTACACGCAGGTGTACAAGGGCAACGCGCTGACCTACACCGACACCATCACCAACGGCTGGTCCACCGTGATGTATCGGGTCAAGGCATACGACACCGAGGGCCTGGAGTCTGGCTACACCACGTCCGCTATACGCACGGTCAGATACAATGTGGCCCCGGCCATCAACGCCAGCTCCACGAATCTGGGAGAGAAGAACGCACCCTTCGACTTCACCTATACCGTTACCGATGCCGACGGCGACACGCTGACTGTCACCGAAAAGTTGGACGGAAAGACCACTGCCACCCGCATCGGCGTTGCCAGCGGCACGGCCCTGACCTTTGGGCAGGGTAGTACCGCCGAAAATTTCCAGCGCATCCTGAACGGCTCCCATACCATTAAGATCACCGCGAACGATGGCAAGGAGAGCACCAGCCTGAACGCAACGTTCACCAAGAGCGTTACCAGTGCAAGTGTGACCCTGACCACCCCGCTGGCCGTGGATGGTGACATTACTGTGGCGATCTTGCAGGTGTCCGGATCCATCCCGAATGATGCCGCGTTCAAGGCGGAAGCAACCAACAACGCGCTGGATGATTCTCCGGTCTGGCAGGACGTGACGGCAGAAGTCCGCAAGGGCACGAACATTGTCTTTGAAAATCAAACCGCTTCTGCCGGAGCGGCGTTCAATTTCCGCATCAGCGTGGAGCGCGGCGCAAGCGGCGAGGGCGGCTATATCGATTCTGTTTCCGGTGCATTCCAGTAAGGAGGACGAAATCATGGTCGAATGGAAGAAGCATAATCTGCCCACCCGGCAGGAGAAGGAAGCCGCAGCCAAGAAGCAGCAGGAGCACGAACAGTTGCCCGACCGTGTGGCTGAAATGGAAGATGCCCTGTGTGAGCAGGACGCAGCCAACGAGGAGCGTTTGGCCGCCATCGAAACCGCGCTGTGTGAGCTGGACGAAGCGCTGAACAAGGAATAATGAGGTATCACCATGAACATTATCTGGGCAAACCGCCTGATTGCAGGCACTAAGACTTGGGCAGAGATGCCCGCATCCCGCCGTGCAGGCGTGAAGAAAGTTCTGGCCGAGCGCGTGGCAGAGGGCGAGATCGCCACCGGTGACTACAAGAACATCACGGGCGAAGACTATGTGGGCTGACCTGCGTAAAAAGCTGCTGGCCCGCAGGAGGTAAACCAAAATGAACCTGAAAGATATCTGGGCAGCATGGGGGCCTGTCATGGTCACGCCTGCCATCATTGTTCTGCTGTCTCTTGTGGAGATTGCTCCTATCAAAATCAACCCGTGGTCAGCTATTATTGGATTTTTAAGCAAAAACCTAAACGCCGATGTAACGCAGCGTCTTGAAGCCATGCAGCAGCGGTTGGAGGAAATGCAAAAGAAGCTGGACGAACATGTTGTTACCGATGATGACCGAGAAGCTAGATCGTGGAGAACGCAAATTTTGCGTTTCAATGATGAACTGATACATGGGGTTCGTCACACAAAAGAGCACTTTGACGAAATGCTCGACATCGTGCATGACTATGAGGACTACTGCCAAAAGCACAAAAATTTCCCGAATGGCAAGTGCGTCCATGCCATCGACAATATCAACCGCGTTTACGATGAGCTTTTGGAAAGTCATGATTTTCTGTGAAAGGGGCTGATTTTATGAGCATCGTAACCTATCAGCGCGGTGACACCACTGCACTGAGCAAAAACTTCACCCGAGACGAGTTCGAGTGCCAGTGCGGTAAGTGCACCGCCCAGATGATCGACACAGAGCTGGTGGACAAGCTGCAGCACATCCGGGACGTACTGGGCGTTCCGCTCAAGATCACCAGCGGCTACCGCTGCATTGTTCACAATGCAAGCAAAACCGTGGGCGGCAGTCCGAACAGCAAGCACCGCTATGGCATGGCAGCAGACTGGCGCACCCTCAACCGTACCGTGAACCCGGTCGCGCTTGGAATCATCGCGCAGGCCGTCGGTTTTGGCGGCATTGGCATCTACTGGCACCCCAAAGCAGCCATGTGCCACGCGGACACCCGCACAGGCAAGGCAACATGGCTCTGCACCACGCCGAGAAAGTACCCCAGCACCACCTACCAGAAGTTCATTCTGCCGACCATCCGCCGGGGCTGCACCGGGGAGGCAAACCGGGCGGCCACGAAGATGCTCCAGCGGCTGCTGGGACTGACCCCGGACGGCATTTTCGGCGAGAACACCGAGAACGCTCTGCTGAAAGCGCAGGAGGCGCACGGACTGGCCGTGGACGGCATCTGCGGTCCGGCAAGCTGGAAAGCCATTTCCGGCGCGGACAAGTATCTCAAAAAACTGTGAGGTGATGCACCGTGCAGGAGGTTCACATCAACGTCACCCCCACCAAACGCCACCAGCGCAAGAGAAAGCGCCCACAGCGCGGTTTTATGGATAAGGCGGTGATCTACTGCCTTTTCATGTGTACCGTGCTCGATGCGGCAATTCTAGCCCTCTACTGGCATAGTGTCACGGCCCCGGACAGTCTTGCTATTGCCGCAATGGCCGCGCCTTGGATGGTCGAATTTGGCGCGATGGCCACCATCAAGAAACACAAGATCACAACCCCGGCAGACGACAGCCAGCCGGACGACGAAACCAAAGGAGAATAACCATGACTGAATTTCTGAAAGTCGCTCTTACCGCCTGCATCCCCGCAATGACCGTCATTTTCGGCTGGGGCCTGAACAAGGGTGTCAGCATTGCAAACGGTTACATCAACAACAAGTTTGCGCAGACCTGTCTCCAGAATGCCGCCAACGCGGTGTTCAACGCCGTCCAGTACGTCAACCAGACCTACGTTGATGCCCTGAAGGAACAGGACAAGTTCGACGAGGCTGCGCAGCGCATTGCCTACAACCGCGCACTGACCGCTGCGAAGAAAGCCCTGACGCAGGAGACCATCAAGTTCATCAAGGAGACCTTTGGCGACCTCGACAGCTACCTGAAGCCGATGATCGAAGCTCAGGTGCGCAGCCAGAAGACCTATATGTGACGTTTTCGCGGCATCACAAAAATGTTAACGCCAACAAAATCATAGTATAGCAGCAGCCCCGGGGAGCCTGACGGTTCCTCGGGGCTGTTTTTGTTTGGCGTGTTTCGACGCTTTACGACGTATATCGACGTAATTGATAAATTTTAAGTATTTTTCGGTTAGAGTTGACGCATAGAAAGGATGTGTCAACTATGATCGTTTCCGAATTGTCCACTCAAGTCAATGATCTGCTGCGCCCGATGGGCATCACACGCAATCTGAGCGCCTACAGTATCCTGTGCCAGTGTCTTGAGCTGGTCTGTGAGCAGGAAGACCGCCTGCAGGCCGTGGAGAAAGATATCTATACCCCTATCGCCGACCGCAGAAGATGTGAGCCAAAAGCGATTCAAAGCGCTGTCCGCCGGGCAGCTAAAGGTGCATGGCTCACAAACCCGGAGTATGTGCAGCAGCTGGCAGGCTATCCGCTGACCGGTGCGCCCAGCGCGGTGCAGTTCATTGAAATGCTGTATAATGCGCTGGTGAGAGCAGTCTGAAAACTTAATAGTGTTACCAAAAGTGTTACCATGATAAGAAAAAACACGCTGGTTCTGTACGAACCATCGCGCTTCTTCTCTTATGCGGGTAGTGGGGGTCGAACAACAAAAAATGATTGAGCGACGTCAAAAACGTATCTGCAACGCGCCTAAACACTTGCTAAAAAGGTAGTGCGGTTGGTTTGTAGCCCATGTATTTTGCTACATTTACAAAAAAGAGTGTTACCAAAACTGTTACCAGATTCAGGCCTGTGCCTTTTTGAATGCCGCGGTGGTAGCGGCAGCAAGATCTTCCCTCTGACCATCAAGCTCGTGCCGATACACTCCGGCAGTATCCATGTTCTTGCTGTGACCGACCAGCATCTTCAGCTGGCTGTCGGTCAATACGCCGGATTCAATGCTGACGAAAGTGTGCCGCATCTCATACAGCGTGACCTGAGGCTCAATGCCATTGTCACGCTGGTACTTCTTCCAGCGCTTGAATAAAGCTCTCTGGTTCGGGATCTGGAACAAAGGGGTGGTATAGTTCAGCGGGATATCGGAAGCCTTCAGCAAGGCTACCTGCGCTTCGTAGGCCTCATGGGCTTCCTCGCCCATGTCAAATGAGCGAATGGCGTTTTCGTTCTTGCCGGTGGTTTCCTCATCCAACCGGTTGATGCTGCGGCGCAGATTGACCGTGTTTCCTTTGATATCACCATACCAGAGCCCCACAAGTTCACCGGGGCGTACACCTGTAGCAACTGCAAACCGGTAGGCATAGATATACTCGTCAAAGACCAGCTTGCCATAGTAAAGGCGGGTGTCCACATCAAACAGAACTTTCAAAGCGGTCGGCTGTAAAATCTTTTTCTTCCCCATGCGGGCATTCTTCGGGATAGACAGCTCAGGGAACATCGTACTGTACCTGTTCCGGCGGCACCATTTCAAAAAGCTGATCTCCGTTGAGCGGATCGTCATAATGGTCTTGCGGCTCAAAGGCTTGTCGCTTGACCTACGCTGACGCTCCTTTTTAAGGCATCGCTTTTTGAAAGACATATTGATGGCTTTTTGCAGATCGCCTTCGGTCAGCTCGTCAATGCGGATGTCCCCACAGACAGGCAGAATATAGTAATCTCCGTATTTCTTGCACTGCTCAACATAGGATGTGCCGCAGGTGAGCTTCAGCTCTTCCACCCACTCGGCATAGAGGGTGGCTACCTTCTTCCTGCCGTCCCGGATACTGTCATCCAGCCATGCGTCCGCTTTTGCGTTTGCTTCCCGTTGTCCTGTTCGGCCCGGCGTGCTGCTGTAAAAGCGCTTGCGGGTACCGTTCTTCTGCACCGCGATGCACCAGCGGCTTTCCTTCTCGACCCAAAATGCCGTGTTGGTTCTCTTTTTCATAAAATCCACCTCCATACACAAGGGTACACTTTGACAAGCCTGCCCGGAGGTGGTACAATACAAGTGTTCATGTTGGATTGTACCCTCTGGGGCAAGCCACTCTGCAAACGCTCTCGGTGTTGGTAGCACCGGGGCGTTTTTTGTTTTTATTGAGCTGTTGCAGATTTTGCAACGGCTGGAAGCAATGTGCAAAATTTGCACATTGTTTGGCCTTACTTCTTCGCTTCAGCTTTTTCGCTGCGCTTACGCCACTGGCTCTTCAGGCCGTCAATATGCTCAAACAGATCAGGCTTGATATCAGCCCACATCGGGTCAAGGATAAAGTCCACGCCCTCCCGTCGGGCAAGCTTGGCAGCGGGGACAAAATCACTGTCACCGGCAATCAGAATGATCTGATCAACCTGCTTCTTATACGCGAGTGACGCAATATCAACACCAACACGCATGTCCACGCCCTTTTGCTGAGCCACAAAAACGAAATCGTCCTCGGTCAGCTCTTCCAGCTGCTTTGTGCCAGCAAGAAGCTTGCGGGTCACATCCGGGCGCAGATTGTAGGCTATTTGGTTGGACAATGTACCAAGGCGGAGTGCAAATTTTCTGCGCTTCCGCAATTCTTCCAAAAAGGTCTGCGTCCATGTATAAGTATCAGATTTGTCCAAATCCACATTCTTCTTTGTCAGCGGGTGGTACACGCTGCGGCGGCCTACTGGCTCACAATCGTAATAGAAAATGCGGTACAGCTGACGCTCCTCGTTGCCGTCCTTATCGTGAAGGTGAGCCATACAGTAAGCATTCAGTTCCTTCGCACGTTCCTCGGCGGTCTTTTTGCCCCACAAGTGGGCTGCACGTTTGCGGTAAAAGCCGCCATCAACCAGAATTGCTGTCTTTGCCATTTGTGTTACACTTCCTTTGGTAAAAAATAAGACCCCAGGATTCAGCCTTCCCCATATCGGCGGGGGGCTTACTACCAGGGGTCTGTTAAGCATTTTGAAACATCATGTTTCTGACGGCATCCTGTAAAGATGCACCCCTATTATATGCGTTTTTGTTGATTTTGTCAACTCATTTTGCAAAATAATCAATTATTGGTTATTTTTCGCAAATTTTAGTGAAATATCGCTTTTCACCCTACCCAGTGCGTCCAGCCTACGGCCTTGCCCTCAATGTGCACCTCTTCCAGCTGGGGGCCGGTGTAGATCATGGGCGCATAAGCCGGGTTTGCGGGCATCAGGGTCAGCGTGCCGGGGTTGTAATATACCCGCTTGAGGGTAGCTTCACCATCAATGCGCACTGCGGCGATTTCTCCGTTCTCAACCTCCGGCTGGATGCGGATATACACCACGTCTTTATCGTGGATGCCGGCATCTACCATGCTGTCGCCGTGGCAGGTCAGGGAAAAATCGCACCGGATGTTCTCCGGCACGTCCACCATTTTTTCAATGTTCTGCTCTGCCGTGATGGGTTCCCCGCAGGCAATGCTGCCGATCAGCGGGATCTTCTTCATCTTTGGCATCGGCTCAAAGCCCGGGGGGATGGTGGGCTTCTTGGGCTCCGGCTGTTCTTCCCAGCCCATCAGGTAGGCGGGGGTGGTCTGCAGCGCATCAGCAAATGCTGCAATTTTTGATTGTGGGATATCGGCTTTACCATTTTCAATCTTACTTATAGAAGATTTATCTTTATAGCCCATCTTGTGAGCCAGTTCTTCGACTGTTAAGCCAAGCTCCGTGCGGCGGCTTTTGATTCTGTCGTATAGAGTTGCCATAAAATCACCAACCTTCGCTCTTATCTTATCATAGAGTGGAATAATATTCAAGTATTTTTTATTTTTTCCTCAAAAAAGGTTGACTTTATTTCCACTCGGTGCTATTATGTGGTTAGTGGAATTCAATTCCACTTTGAAAGGAGGTGACAACCATGACCGACACCAATGCGCTGCGTTCCATCATTGCAGATTCCGGGCTTAAATATAAGGCCATTGCCGAAATTATGGGCCTGACACCGTATGCTTTGCAGATGAAAATTGATAACGAGACCGAGTTTAAGGCCAGTGAAATTGACACTCTGGCCAATACTCTCGGCATGGACATGCAGCAGCGTGATTCCATATTTTTTTGCAAGAAAAGTGGAATTTAATTACACTTTTCTTGCAAGTTTCATTTTCAAAGGAGGTGAAGAAGATGAGCAACAGCAAAAGGCCCCACGCTCCTAAGGAAGAGAAGCGCGGGGCGCAAGAGATTCAGCTGTCGCACTTGGACAATCGTTTTAGCTGCCAGATAGACGGAACGGTTATCCAGAACGTGAAGGATTATTCGTTGGTTCAGTCCAGCAATGGAAAAGCATTGTTAAACTTGACCATCGAGATCAGTGCGGAAGTTGTGTCAACCACGATACAAGCGCAGATGCAACAGCACTTGTAATCCACGAGTGACGTTCCATCGTTTCGGAAAACTTGGACAACAATCCCTTCTGCGGAGGAATCTGGTCATTTACGATCATCTCAACAAGATCAACTAACTTCTGGACTTGCTCTTTGTCCGGTGCATCTTCAGCTTCTGCCCTTTCCCGCAGTTCCTGAAAATTCGTCTGGTAGTTGATGGTCGCTGTATTGGCTGTTCCAATTACAGAACCGTAAGCTGTACCGATATTATAAATATTACTCTGACGCTGTTCGGTTTCTTTTCGCTTTTTCTCGACTTCGGTCATATAGAACGCTTTTATTTCTTCCTGCTGCTTTTGGAAGAACGATGCCTGCGTTTCCGTTACATAAAGCCGTTCATTGGCCGGAGTGATAATAACATCGTCTATTTTAATATCGGTTTTTGGGCGAAATCCAACGTACTGACGGTTCGTTGCCGTTTCTCGGTTTGGCAAACCTGGAACGGTTGCAATAATTTCACCATCTCGCTCAATTTGCATATTCAGACCATGCATTCTTAAAAAATTTTCAAAAATCATTTTTCCATTCACCTCCTTTCCGTCTTTTTATTTTACAGCGAAAGTGAAGTGAATACAAGGAGGTACAAATCCACATGAACAACAGCAAAAAGCCCAGCGAACCTGTGGAAGAGGAACGCTGGGTGAAGATAGAAAAGGAAGTTCAGGAGCTTAAACGGAGCAGGTCAATCCTCAGCATCGGCTTGTTCCTGCTGAGCGGCCTGTATGGAATCTTGATCCTCTGCATCATCTTGAGAATCATCCGAATCGAGGACACTTTGACCTCGATCATCCAATTCAACGCTCTGGTTGGCGAGCATCTCCAAAGCCTCGGCGATTCGCTCATTCGTATCCTCAACGATTTTGAAATGCTCCTCCGTGCGCTGTCTGAAGTTTTCTGACCTTTCTGCTTCCTCTCGCTGTATTTCGAGCATTTCCTGTTGATATTCTGCCGTTGCAGACCATGAAGATTCTTCCTTTTTGTCATGTTCGCTGGACAATGCCTGACCTGCCAAAAACAGAAGAATTGTAACGATGATGCTGATAATTCCAACCCAGTCTTTTTGGGGGATTGCATTATCCGGAGTTTTTACTTCGGCGATTTTGGCGTTGATAGTTTCAACCGCCTCTGTAGGTAGAAGTGGTTCGACTTCATCCAGAACAGCTTGAGTACTTGCCAGCGGCACGGTTTCGGATTCTTTTTCGCTGTAAGTACTTTCGCTCCATATCGAGTCTAACTGATCCGCAAAAGCCGCAGCATTTGAGTAAAGATTTGTAATGTTGCTTGTTCGGAGTGCGGTGGTGAGATTTAGCACATTGGAATTCAGCATTTCTGTCGATAACCGGAAAGCGGGACTTTCCATTGCCGATCCGTAGAGCGCCGAAATCTGATTGGTGAAATTGAGATCTGCTCTGGCCTGACCAGCCAGATTCTTGGCGAGATTGGATAGTTGATACTCTGGCACACATAATCTGGCATCTTTCGCTAAGCGGTACGCCATGTTGTTCCATTCTGCGGTTTGGTAAATCGATTTCATCTGGTTGCTCACCATGCGAACAGAATCCGCCATTTTCGCTGCTTCGGACACATAATTGCTGAGTTCTGACAGCTGGTATGCTGCCGTCTGAGCTGCAGAGCTCAACTCGTAAAAATTTTGCATTTTATCACCTCCCTTCTGCCCTATTCTACCGCAGAAGGGAGTCACCCACAAGGAGGTACATATTCACCATGAACGAAATTATCTTATCCACCCAGAACGGCGAACCAGTGGCATCCAGCCGGGAGGTCGCCAAACGCTTCGGCAAGGAGCACAAGCACGTTCTGGCGGCCATTCGTCAAATTTTAGCAGCCGAAAATTCGGCCACTAAATTCTTCCATGAGACCGCATTTGAGTATCGCGGCCAGCGCTTCCCCGAGTACCTCATGAACCGCGACGGTTTCGCCCTGCTGGCAATGGGCTTCACGGGCAAGGAGGCCGTAACGTGGAAGCTCAAGTACATCGAGGCCTTCAACCAGATGGAGAAGCAACTTTCCGCCCAGCACAAGGACCAGCAGGCCGTGCAGGATGCCAACATCCAGAACGCCATCGACCGGGTGATCGAAGCCCGGAAGAAGCTGGACGAGAACACCGCTTTTCTGGACGAGTGCCGCAAGAACCGCGAGGACAGCAAGGCCAAGTATATGCAGGTCAAGGCCCTGTGCGGCGAGTTCAAGGCCATTTACGGCCAGCATTGCGACACGGTGCGCACCATGGAGAACGTGGTGCGCGGCTCCCAGAGCTTCCTTACCAACGCCATTGACAGCCTGACCATCGTTGCCAAAGGCTATCCGTTCTACGCTGCCCTGATGGACAGCCTGCTGGATGGGCTGCCCGCCAAAAAGAAGGAGGAATAAAATGTTGAACACATCAACTATTCGCGGCACTTTCAAGCAGATCCCATACTGGAAGCTGCGGGGCCGGTTCCACAGCTGCGGCTACCGCGATCAGGAAGTCGCTGAACATAGCGGCATTGGCCGGTACACTATGAGCGCCCGGATGAACGGGCACCAGCCGTGGACAAGTAAAGAGATCGCAGCAATTTGTGAACTGTTGGACATCCGGCAGGACGAGATCGGGGAGCTTTTCTTCCCGGAAGTGGGCAAGGAGGATGAAACCGCATGAGAATCAAATCCGGCGTATGGTACTGGCTGGCAATGGCCTGCTTTGTGGTAGGCCTGCTGTACGGCATAGGCGTTGAGGGCACTGCCCAGACACTGGGCACCGTCTCGGACGGCGCGTTCATCACGGCCATGGTGCTGATCCTGCTGGCGATCTTCTTCATGCGGCTGCGCTTTGCCGCCGGAGCACGTGAGA